TCTCCATACTCGAAGGTAACGAATATTCGAACGCGTGACACATTGCCACGTACTTTCGTTCTCATCCGCTACAACAACGTCGCCGAGAGCCAGTGGCCCACGGCACCTCCGAATATCAACTGGCACATTATCCAACGCAGCATTTCTAGCAGCCATAAGAGAGTGTATTCCCAGTCTTTGGGAAGCTCTATACAGGCCGTTTGCAATACTGATCCAAGCTGTTGCATCGGTAGGTACCTCCTTGAGATAATACGGCCGCACGTTGCGACCCTCAAAGAAGTCCCCGCCGCAGCTTTCGCGGAAATAACCAGTCAGATAAGTCTTCCTGATGTTGGGCGTGTGACCACAATACCTGAGTAGGGCTAACAAATCCCTACTTATAGCTTTAGGTACGATGATATCATCCCCGAAGACGAAGCTGTCGACTCCGACAACCCCGCCTACAGAATGGATAAGAGCCACGAAGACTAACGTCTCGAGCTCGAATGTATATCCATTCCCCATGGCGGAAAACTTCTCAAGAAACACCTCGCGCGTTTGCACCCCGTCGGTAGCCCCTACAACAGGAACCGTAGTCCGACGAGCGCGGAGGTCACAGAGCAATGCCCACCAATCTGGCGCGTACTGAGACAGTACGCGTATCAGCTGATAAGCATTGATGTCACTCGCATTACTTAGGTCGATCGTCACAATTTCATCAGACACTGAGCCTTCACAGGCGAGTGCTTGATGGCGTAGTTGAGCCTCACACGGGTGGTCAGGGTTAAAACCCCCATCCGTAGAAAGGTCCAATCCAACGCGTGATAGTCGGGGACGCAACGCTGCGCCCACGGCCAACTGTGCATATATCATTAAACCTGCACCAGGAGCGATACCCCTCATAGCGAGGGCCGTTTTCTCGATGCTGATATACTTATCCGCAGTTACCTGCGGCAGTGCGTTCGACTCGCTGTTACAACGTAAGTACTCGCGACCCCAGACTGTGTCCCAGAAGAAATACTGGGCAACCCAAGGAGGCGTGTGGTCATACGTTGCTGGGAGGAAGTGAAGCTTATCATAAGCTGTATAGCCGGCCAATTTGGCAGCACGACTACGCTTCCATTTCGTCATCTCAACGATCGCTCCGGGACCGAGCTTTCCCCTAATATCAGGGACGCGGCCTAGAGTATTAGCCAACCACTTTGCGGCACGAATGAGATATTCGTTTGCTTGCCACTCGAGCCTGTCATTAAATACAGGGTAATCGAGATGTTTTGCAAGCCGCATGTTAGAAAGCTTACACTGCTTTTCGGAGTCGTAGAACCTTTGTACGGATTCAGCTTCCAAATCCAGATCATGGATCGGAAAGCCCGGATACTTGCGAAGGAGCTCAGTTGCCTGATAATCCCTGGCAAAGCGTTCCGAACCGTCATGTAGTCGTGGTTCGTACGAGTTAGGAATAACTTGCAATCCCGCAAGCATCCTAAACTCCCCATACCGCAATAAAATGGCGCAAGCCAGCGAGCGGGGAGTGTTGAGAGCACTATATACCTTAAGTGCTAGTTTTGCCACCTCAGGCGACATTACTATATCCATGTTACCACCCTGTATAAGCTGTGGTGCCCCGGGATGGAGCACCAGAGATCACTGCGAAAGAACTCCTCTTTAAGAGAAATTCTCCTTAGCGG